CTCTTCGTCGTCGTCGAAGTTAATAACTTCTAATGACTGACTGGTATCATTTTGAACTTTTGCTCCTTGTTTATCCATAAGTGAATAATACATTGATTTTAATCCCCAAAAGTGTGCCAACATTAGATTTTTAGCAATTAGTGTCGTTGGGACTTTTCTATCTGGAAAATGTTTCGGTGAATAGAAGGTATTAGTCGAAATACTTTGATCAACATACGCCGCTAGCACTGCGGCTGTTTTTAAATAACCTACGCAATCGGCTTGCTCCCACATGAGTTGATACTTGCTTTTGAGTTTTTGATATTCAGGAACAACTTGAATAAATGAACCAGCTTTACTTTCTTTGGTAGTAATTAAACTCATTGGCATTTCGATACCATTGGTACTGTTGATCACCACACTCGAACTCTCTACGGGAGCGATGGCCATTTGTGTTGCATTGCGAACGCCATACTGTTTCATATCTCTGCGCAACGGTCCCCAATCAAGCTCAGGAGTAAAGTCAGTAAGTTCATTAACTCCTTTAGCACGTAGTTCCCAAGGAAATATACCTTGACCGTAGCGTGTCTGATCACTACTTAGACATTTACCACGCTCCTGGGCTAGCTCAACTGTTGATTCTGTAAGGTAATATGCAAGATGTTCCATCCAACTTTTAACTTCTGCCAAGGCATCTGCTTCGCCATACTTGAACCCACGTTTAGCATGCCAGTAGGCTAGGTTAGTAACGCCAACTCCGAGCGGACGAATTTCGTCATTACTTAACTTGCTTTGAATACTTAAAAAATCTTGGTAATCTAATATATTATTAAGACTACGATGCAATATACGAGCAACTCGTCGCATGTCTTCGGGATTCCTAAACGCTCCCCAATTGATTGAGCCCAGTGTACAAAGGGAAATTCTTCCATTGTCGTCGTCTAGCCGTTTAAATGGACGATTTGGCAAAACTACCTCGGCACAGTTATGTACCAATATATTATTAGCGAAGAAACATTCCGTCTCGGGCACAGTTATATCGTATACGTCAACAGGATCGACATTAATTTTTTTTATTTTAATCATTTTCTTCCTTGCTTATAATCTGTATTTAATTCTAAAAATTTACCTAATGCAGTTAAACGTCAACGCATAACACGTCCGTTTCTACTAATTCTCCAGCTTTAACATATCCTCTATTTTTAGTAAAAATCTGATGATCATACGTACATTGGATTATGTTACCATTCTCATCTTCAATTTCAATCAGTTCAGTAACTGTTGCAGTTTTTGCAGCGGCAGAAATATTGCTCCACGATACTTTATCATTATCGACATTGTAACTCTTAACCAGAGCATTAGCGAATTTGCCTAGCTCGTATTGTTCTATAAATTCTTTCAATTTAATGGTTTGCTCACCTTGAGCAGTGAGGATTTGAATTTCTGTATCTCCGACCAAGCAGAGATTACTTTGATAAATTGGTTGAGTTGCTGGATCAAACGGCCCTTGACGTTGCACGTTGTCAGTAAACATCAAGTAGATACGCCCTGTGTCTGTGCGCTCTTTGAGTATTCCGCCTTTGAATACTTCGTCGGCACTAATAACTTTTTTACGCAAGTCCATGCGTTTTTCGTTTGCTACATACATACGTTCAAAGAGCTCAGTATCTTGATAAAACGCTTCGTACATCTCAGGAACTTCATTTGGATCAAAAAATGTTATGTTTTCTTGATTTTTAAATCTCCGCCAGAACATTGCACTCAACACAACTGCATAGTCCATATGCCGAACTCTGGTTTCTTCGGTGCCTTGGTTATTCTTTAATACAATCAAGTCATCAAACTGATAATGCCAAATTGGGAAATATACTGTACACGAAGCATTGCGAATTCCGCCTTGACTATTATGGGTCAATATCATTGGACTGTCTTTGACGGCTGATGCAAAGAAGGTGTGTGTATCTTCTACAGTGATGTCAACATACTCAGGATCATTTTGTTGACCAAAGTCAGCAACTAACAGTCGAGTAAATCCGGACTCAGATAGAACTTGATCATTATTAGAGAGTTCGCGAGGCTTCTTCTGAAGGAAAGATCCTGTGTCTGACAATACTATAATAGGGTGGTTAATAGAGCAATTTAGTACTACCCCATTTTCAAACTCTAAACGAACTTGATCAGCCTGCTTAACAACAGTATTCCATTTATCAGTAACTGTCTTAAAAACAATCGTGCCTGTTTCGTCTTTAGTTTTAATCTTCATGCCTACTGCTAGGTCTTTAATTTGAATTTTTTTAGTTTTTACCATTTTTGTGATCTTCTTTTGTTATTGTTTCAATAACTTATCTTCAGAATCTCTTTCATCTAGAACTTCTACCCAAGTATCCGGAGTGACGCAACAGCTACGAAGATCGCCAAACCATTTCTTTAAGAAAGGAATCATGCCAGTGTGCATAATTTCGCCGCCGCGAATAGGCGAGCCCAGTGGACGTAATCGTCCAATTTCTAAACCAATGCCAGCACGTTTGCTAGCATACTTGGCCATCATTTCTCCACTAGCAAAGATACTATCAAGGTCATCGTCACTCCGGATAAGCACACAACTAGAAAATTGTTTAGTGGGTGTCCCCAGGCCAGCAAGAACAGGTGTAGCAAGAGTGAACAGGCCATCGCTAGCGGCATTATAATACTCCTTAATGTATTTCATACGAGCTGTGTTGGGTTCTTCGTTGTTAAACACTGTGGCCGCGGCGACTATATACCGAACCTGAGGTGTTTCGTAGATTTCTTTAGTAGCTCGGTTACGAACAAGATATTTTTCAATTAATTGTTCAATAGCTGCGTACGAGTATTCCTCGTCTTTGGTGTGATCAACGATCGCATCCATTTTATTCCAATCATCTTCAGTATACCACTCAAGCAACTCACTTGTATACAATCCAATATCAACATTGCGTTTAACTATATTATATAATGCAGGTGGACGATATTGTCCATATACATCTTTACGCAACATGCTTAGTCGTTGTTTACCTGCCACATACTGGTAATTTACATGTCCAATGTCAGGATTTTGTTCAACATCGATGAGATCAACAATAGCACGTAGGGTTATTTCATCTATTTCTCTTGTAGTAATTCCATTGTAAAAATGCGGTTGTGCTTTGATTTCAATCATTGACTGACTTACATCAGCAATTCCTTGACAAACTTTTTCCACTTGCGATTGCCATTTTTCAATTGTTAACGGCGCAAGAGTCCCGCTACGCTTTTTTACCATAATTTGCGACATGTGTTCCTCAGCTAATGTTTTTTTGTAAAATTGTCGAATCGACGATTTTTAATATTCTAAATGCACTCTGTTGGTTATTTAACAAAGTTTTAGGAGCATAATTTAATATGTATTGCCCGTGATTTATTGACACCAGCACACCTTGGTCTGTACTGATAATTTCACAACTACTTATATTGCAATTATTCAACATGAATATAGTATACACTATTCCAGCTGCTCGTGCTACTTCACAATAGATATTGTCAGCCAACAGATTCCAAGGACCAGGCCATTTGTCTATGTCATCGAGGTGTAAATAATGATTAGACAATGGCGCACGAAACCACCAATCGTTGACTTTACTCAGTTGTACTTCAAGAGAATCTGTTGCAACAGATTCTCTTAGGTTAACCCAATCGGTTAACCTATCTTCAAATTTTATATTCCACACAGTTTAACTAAAATTAGTTACTGAATAATAAAAAGTTCCTGATACCGATGATGATCCAGTTGGGAGTGTGTATTTTACACTTACACTAGATCCTGCTTGTACTACTGTTAGTGTTAACCCTGATTCGGTATTTTCAACATAGTCGTCAGTGTAGGTTAACGAACCAGTGCTGTCGTCGGTGTCCATGGCTGCAATGGTCAGAGACCCTGACCGATAATTACTGGTATCTGTGTCTTTGAATTGATACTCAACTGTGAACGCAGTCATTTCACTAGTCGACACCGCAAAAATTTCTGTAGCAGAATTTTGTGTGCTCAGTGTTGATTGTTTTCCTTGATTTCTAACATATGAGCCAAACCTGTATCGTTGTGCGTTGTCTAATGCAAAGCCACCGTTTGTTGTACTAAAACTAACACGCGGAGTTGTTATGTTGTATGCTTCGCCGCGTTCAAACATATCCCCCAAGCTGACATTGTTAGCGCCAGTAATATCGATAATAGAAGCAACAGGAGTTTGCTCGCCGCCCTGGAAATTAGTAGCAACATCTAAAAAAATGTTGTAAGCACTGACATTTAGCTCAATATCACCAAACACAATACCTTCGTAGGCAATGTTGTCAAACAGGTTATGTAAAATTCTAACACCCTGCGGACCACCGTTAACCGGCGTGTCGCCTAGGTATACACCACGATACAGTGTATCAAACTTAGAATTACTTACAGTTACACCTTGCACTTTTTCGTTAGTCTGTATGCCATAAGTGAGCCCGGTGAATTTACACTTGTCAAACGTGATTTGGTTGGTAATCGTAGCAACAGAGCTGTCAAAATGCACCCCAGCAATATCTTCTCCTGATCCAGACAAATTTGCCTGTACTAGAGAACCAGTGAAATTTACACTGTCAAAATGCATCTGTTGTGCCAATTGCACTAAAAATATATTACCAACATCGGCTGCTTCAAAACTTAGGCTAGAGATCTCTATGTTCTTAGGCACAATAGCGCCATTTGACCCAATATTCGCATCTGTTTGTAACAGGTTGTCACAGGTTCTAGCAACATAGACACTAGACGAATAGTCTGTGGTGTCTAGTCTAATAATTGTGCTGTCGGCACCCTCGCCAAAAATTCTAGCGTAAGGAGGTATTAGAATAGTGTCAGTGACTTTATACACACCAGCTGGAAAATATATGCTCCGGCGAACTACTTCATTGGTATCTCTACAGAAAAGTTGATAAAATGCACGATTGATTGCATATGTGTCATCTGTAACACCATCACCAACGGCTCCAAAATCTTGGATACTAGCAAAATCATCTAGCTTGGATTGTATTGTTCGTTGTGTGGGCGAACTTGTGGTATCGCCGGTCTGTACTATGTATCCACCGGCTGCTCCTTTGTAGGTATAGCCCGAAGCCATTGCTAGTAGATCACTGTACTCGGTTAATATTTCTGTATTGCCAACCGCAGGTGCGCCTTCGGCCAAGGTGCCATTGCCGATATAGAGTTTGCGATCATCAACAGCCCAGCCAAGTTCTGCTCCTGCCAGTTGTGGTAAATCTTCGCTTAACCCTTTTCTGTGTGTAATCTTTGATACTTGTACAATTGCCATATGTTTATTCCATTTCCAATACTGTATTTATTGAAAATTAATTTATACCTTGTTACTATTTTCAAGCTCTAGTAACTATATGTTTTTTATCGTAGTTCATAGTGTTTGATAATATTGTTCAACACGTTCCCACCACTTGTTACGCCAGTGTGCAAATGCATTACCCTCAACAATCCATTGTTGGTAAACAGGGTCTGATACGGGTTCCATGGTATTTGCATCCAACTCGGGTTTGGCACACATCATGATCACGCCTTTTTGTATATTTGTTCCGTATAGCTCATTGTGTGATTCAGCATATGCTGCTAATTGCAAAAAATAGTCCTCAATCCATTCTTCTTTTTTGGGTTTGTTTGTTTGCTTGAAGTCCATTATAGCTGGCGCGCCCTGGTGTATTCCTACCAAATCAGTAGTTCCTGCATATATCCTTGGAAAATACAGAGGAACTTCCACTCCCCAGAATTCGTCAACATGTTTTAGACCGTGATTAATTACAGTTTGTGCCATCGAATGGCTAGCCCAGCCATATGGGTTAGACCCCTTTGCAGCAATTGTGTCAGTTTTAACATAATTTTCTAAATAAGTGTGCATCCGTGTACCACGGTTGGCTGCTTCGCTAGTGATAGCCTGTGCTTGCGCATGACCGACCCGATTCCGCCATTCTTGTAGTGCTTTTTTCTTTTCTTCGGGTCGCGTACGATCCAGAATTGTTGTTACAGATGGTAATCGATTGCCGTCGGGGGTAGAATATAGTCTTTGTCCATTTTCGCTAGAGCGATCAATGGCAACATATTGATATTTGTTAGTAATCATATAGACAACATACTAACAAACTTTTTGGTTTTAATCAAATTATTTTAGTGCGGATGTTGCGTTTTTGCTGGCTCGTTTAGCCATTTTGTCTACGATCTGTTGGTCGCGCCGGGCATCTCTTGAAGCATTACTAACTGCTTGTCCGGACTCTGTTGGGTCTATAAATTTTACTTCAGTTTGATTCATTGTAGCAATGATGTTACTCAACGGAGGCTGCTGACTTAGGTTAATCAATTGATCCAGTGTTAAGACAACACCCATTTCACGTGCTAGATTTAAAAATGCTGTTGTGCTAATGGATCGTTGTGCAGATGTGTCACGGGCCCTACCCAACAAAAACTGGCTTAGTGCCGCCAGCTTTGTTGAACTTGGGTCTGTTACTTCTAGTATACGCATTATCTGCGTTCGCGACCTAGTGCTGCTGCTTTAGCAGATAATGCATCTTCGGGCGCATCCTGATCAAGGTCTAGCTCGGGTTCGTCTGTGGGTTCTGCATCAAATTGGTTGTCAACATCTAGATCTAACTCATCGGCTCCAGGCACAACAGGAGCTTGTCCGGTGACTACACCAATAGCAGACTCTAGTTGTTGTTTGGCGTCTTGCAATTGGTCTAACATGCTCTTAAGTGCAGCAGTTGCTTCGTTGTTAAACTGTGCCGCCTCAGTAGTGCCGACTTCATACTTGATAGAATTAACCAATGCTGGCAAGTCTTTGAACTGCATTTCAGATACATCTTCGAGCATGTCTTGTACACGGTCAACAAAGTCCTGAGCAGCTAACACCACCTGCGCTTGTTGAACATCACTTTCAGTGATCTGTTGGCGCGCACCAATTCGGGCTCCGAGTCCTTCAGCCATAATCATTAGCTTAAGGTAAGCAGGGTTTTTTTCGCTTTGATGGAATTGCTGTGTACGTTGAAATTGTTCCATTATGTTGTGAACACGTTTAAGCATATCTTGTGCTTTAGAAATGGACAAGTGATCAAACTTGACACTATCGCCAAAATGAGATTCAA